TGAAGAGCCTAAACGGGCTAATTGCGACGCATGACCCGCACTTCTAACGCCTGATTCACCTCGACCTTGCAACACATTCACAATCCCTGAGGCTTCTTCAAACATTTGATCGATTTCTGCGATCTCACGGAACAAATCATTGGGTATCGACGGTGCTAATTGCTCTACTTTGGCATTAGGCATATCCGTAGACAGCAAACCACCCACGCGATTAAGCGCAAAGTTCTTCTCATCGAGCAAACCTGTAAAGCCAATCAAAGCTGTCGGTGGCGTAACTTGCTTAGAAAGCAGGTCAAGTATCTCTGTCATGCGTTTATTACGCATGTCTTGCAAGAAAACAAGCCTTGCAACCTCAGAAATACCCCAGTAATAGTCATATTGCGGGGTTGGGCAGAGCTGAATAAAAGGCAACTCCCCCTTTAAGAACATACTCTCACCTGGTCTGTCATAAATAATGACATTCGGGTCGGCAATCGTGACGCACTGGTAGTCATCAGTGTCATCGTTCCACACCCATAACTCAGTCATCTTGATCGTATCTTCAGCCACCCGTGCCTTGTACTGCTGCATACCAGCAATATTGAGGTTGACATTACCGTACATCGTTGGGTCAGTGGCCGACAAGATCAGACGCTGGATGCCATCAGGCACTTGATTCTGCTGGCTTTGGCCTAACTGCAAGCGAGCAAGCAGTGCATCACGGTTGGGGTGAGAGTAAAGCCTTGCATATAACTCGGAGCGTGTGATGTAGTAAATCTGAATCAACGCTTCTTGGCGATCTGTATAAGGCGTATCTTCTCGATACACACCAATACAGCGTGGATCAACCATGTAGGGGTGCAAGCCATTCTTCTGAATGAGCTTAATAAAGGTGGAGTTGTAGCAAAGCGCCCAATTCAAGGCCTGTGCAAACACCTGATCAGCATTGGAGTTCAACCAGTCATCGTTTAATGCGCCGGTAAGCGCAGGAATCTTGGTCTGTTCATGCGCATTGACGGAAGCGCCAAGCGAGATCGTAAAACGGGTGGTTTCTGCCGAGTAAAGAAAACTCGATAACTGATCGATGTGCGGGTAAATCTTGTTGTAGTAAGCCGGTGGGGCATCAAGCCCCGAACCAAAGAGATAGTAAGACCTTAATGAGTCGTAAGTACCTGTGCGTTCCTGGATGCTAACGGAGCATTTATCAACCAGGTCGTTGTAGAAATACTCACGTTGTACAGGATCGTCAGGGATTCTCATGTCGCTAGCTTCAAGTTTTCATGGTCGCGTATGACCACCGAGGGTTGCGGCTTGCGCAATGCTATACCACTTTCCTTCACGGCTGACAAGCCTCCCACGGTTTCACCTTTAATGGAATTGAGATTGTAGTTGCCTATTTGTGACGGATTACCCCATTGCACACCAAAAGGATTTTGCGGTTGTGCAGCCTGTTTATTGTTCAGCAAAGCATTGTTTTGATGATCACCTTCTCTAGCCGACTTAATGTCTGACATGCCGTAATCATTGGCTAATTCACGAAGCGTGCTATCAGCGTGTTTGGTCTTATCGGACTTCATACCAACGGGTTGCAAGAACACCATTTGCACATCCGCTGTGCAGCCATGAGGGCATTCAGGCTTATTGCTTTCAAAAAAGCCATGAGCAGGGCACTTGTAATCATGATAAACGGCCATGTTTTCTCCTTATCTGGGTATCTAGGTTATCGCGGTGGTAATCATCAGACTTAGGCTTTACGCCAATATTTAACTTGAACTGGTTGCCATCAAACTCAATCAGATTGCGACGCACCATGGCTTGCTTAGGTTTCTTGCGAAACTCTAAATACACATCGCGTCTAAATCGCATCACAGCCACATCGCCATTTGTCCATTGCTCATAAGCACGATTGACACGGCGTTGCACAAACTCAGTCAACGGATAGGTCTTGCGCTGGAACACATCTCTTAGATGATCTTCTGTTAAACCACAAAGCTCAGCAAAAAGACGAATGGAGATGCCACGCTTTTTATCGGCAAAAAACTTCTCCATGACTTCCATCATGGCTTCTTTACTGAGGCCCGACACCGAGTGCTTTCAAATAGTTGTTAATCTGCCGATCCATGATCGGTTCTTGAACAGGTGTTATCGCCTCTTCTTTCCTTGCCCTGGTCATACGCATTTGCATCAACCTTGGCATGAGCTGCTCAGCATAAGCCACGCAAGCAAGGGCTGTAGCAATCACCCGATCATCCTTATTGCGACCATAGGCGGCAATGGAACCTTGGTCGCGCACCACAGACTTCATTTCTTCTAGCAAGTCCATGGAGTAGACATTCATCATGCCGCGCTCAAAGTAATCCTTAAAGTAATTGAGCATTCGTTCTTTAGAAGAATGCGTGGTCAAGTAACCAAGCGAATTAGACACACCACCTAATGAGTCATTGCGCCTCCAAAGGTAGTGCTGCATATGGGATAAGACATCATCTAAGCGCCTTGCCTTCTTCGGCTCCATCGTCTGCGCCTGTCGCCTCAGGTTACGCATCTCATTAATCACTGCCTGACCTGGGCCATTGACTTCCAGGTTTAAGGTTGAGTTCTTATAAGCCCCTGCCAAGTAGCAAATGATCCATGCAAACTGGTAGGTGTTGATCTCTGAGGTAGCAAACTCTGCAACTTGATCAAGTCCATCCGCATACGCTCGATAGATTTGAATGCAGAATCGATCTGCCCAGTCAGAGCTTCCATACGCTGGGTCTGCTCCAATAACATAGTAGGCGTTATCAATCGGCTCCTCCCAAATCTTAAGCGTTGCCATACGCTCGGTGCTTTGTATCAACTCCGTATCTTCAAAGTATTGCCCCATCGAGAATCGATAGTTGCGTGGCATGAGTTGCTTAGCCACCTTGGCTTGATCAGTACACCGTGTGTGACTAAAGAAACTACTACCTGTCATGATGAAGGCGTAATCCTCCGTTGGAGGAAACTCTTGATACATCAGCGCTTCATCTTTTAATCCCTCATTGAGCTTCCAGCGCCACCAGGCAATCTGCCTTGTATTGATCTCCACCTGGTAGAGCTTCTTAACCTCTCTTGTCCATTCCTTCTCTTCTGGACTTAACTTGCCATCCCAGTACACCTTGTACACATCCGACTTCGGGTCAGCCGCATAAAGCTCATTTCGCCACCAGCCACAAAAGATCGCCTTCTGGGTTCTAGCCTTCTTAGCCACTTGCCACATGTCATGCCACATATTGAAGCCACGAGCCGTGCTCTCAAAGAGATAAAGCCGATTGGGGTTCTTCTCAGCCAAGGAAGCTAGCAAGGAAGCTAATCCTTCTTCATCACCCCAACTCGATGTCTCTGTACCATGCAGGTAAGTAATCCCCTTACCACGCCCTAGCGACCCCTTCGCTCGCAATCCTGCCACCTGATAAAAGAGCCTTGATCGGTTCTTTAACACCATCTGATTCCTGTTATGCGTCATCAAAGGAATCTTGAACTCTGGTGGCAAGCCATCCATGTACATCGCTAACGTGGTTCTAAACTGATCTCGATTCTCTTCGGTATCCGTTGTTAACGTCCCCTGAAACCCAGGGTTCTTAAAATGCCAGTAAAGGTCTAAGGCAAGTGAGATCGTCGTAATCCCTAACTGCCTGCCCTTCAGAATCACAAAGAAGTGCGTACCCTGATTTAAGCCTTTAGCCACTTCCTCCATCACATAGGTCTGGCTGCCCAATAAACGCTGTCCAAGGCGCTGTATCCCAAGCTCCTTTGTCTCTACCTTCAGTTCCCTACAAAACCTGTAGAAGTGCTGTAAATCAAAGTTCATTGCGTACCTGGTTCATATTCATACTTCATGCAAGGCTTCTCAGCCAATAGGCCATCTCTCATGCAAATCAGAATCTCCTCCTTATCACCTTCCTTTTCTTTGAGTCCAATCGCCTGACTCCATCGACACGTTTCGCAAGAGGGCTTCCAGTCCATACCTTTCCTTTAACCACAACACCGTCTTTTCTTCATCAGCCGTTAAAAAGCGCTCTTTCCTCTCTTTCTCATACCACCTCATCGCTTGGTACGGATACGTCTTATCACCCTCCGTATACCGCTTAATCCAAGCAATCTGAAACTCATGCGTCACTCAACCCGCCACACCCTAACACCACCTTCCACCTTCCTCGCTGTGAACTTCTTCCCACTCTTTCTCCACTCTCGATAGTTCGCATTACATAACCTACCTAAATCACCATCTTGTACATAGAAACTATCTCCTAGCTCTAATGCTTCGTATGGGTATTTAGCTATCTTTTGCTTCTCCGGTATCTCTATATTCTTTTCTAACGTCACCATAACCGTACATCTCCATATTGTCGATGTACTCATCATATCGTAAAAGCTGTTTTTTCTTGGGGCGGGGATGGTTATGGTGCACCCAAAACCAGAGGCTCCGTCCCATTCGATGTGCCAACGAAGCGTGATCTACGCGCTTCTTGCCTGCCCATTCCCTGCCCAATCAACCCTGAGCACATACCTGCTCTTACGGTCATGACGTGGGAAAGGTACGGTACTTAACCCCTTGTATGGCCCTAGCCCTTATCGATAAAATCGATCAAGAGGGGGGAGATAGATAATTACATCAATGGCCCCCGATGATCTTGCGATCATAGGCTCATATACGATCTAATACACAAGAGACAATAAGACTACTTATATATATAAGACATCTTACGT